GTTCTTCAACAAATAAACACCCAGTACCAATGGATATTAAATCAAGATAAATTTCATGCACTTCAGTATTGATGATCGCATCGTCAAATACGTCATACATACGTCTAGTGGTATCTTCTAACCACAATTGTGTTTGATGATCTTCGTTAGATTGTTTGTCACGCAGTTTAATTGAGAACCAAGGCAATGATGGTGAAGTTAGTGTGCCTTGTAGACTTGCTGAGAGCAGAGTGTTTGCAGTTATTGCTGTACTGTCAAAAAGAACCTCAGTACGTTTTTCACCTTTTGCTCTTACTAAAGTAACGTCTGCCTTACGCGGCATTACATAGTCAAGGATTTCCTGCCAATGGTCTTCCCAAGTACCTCGGTTAGACTCCATTGCGCCTAGACGTTTTTTTACATAATCAAAAGGGGTTAAAGTATCCATTATGTAATTGTTCCGCCTAACATTGTCTTCTTAGTTTCGGCTTCTTCATCCACGCCCATACCAGAAGTCAAAATAGTTCCATATTGACCTTTTTTTCTAGTAGCCAACATTTTTGCTTTTTCTTCTGCAACCGCTGCCTCTTTCTCTGCTGTACGATCTGTCACTGAAGTATCTACAGGTGGCGGCATTGCAGGTGATGATTTCATACCCATCTGCATTCCTCCTTTAATATTCCGTAAAGGGCAGCATCAATCCATTTGCCATTTACCTTCATAGTTTTACGAACAACGCCTTCCTTGACAAAGCCTACGCCTGCAAGTAATCTTTCGTTTCTTTCGTATCCATTGACACACATTGCTGTCATTCTACTACATTTACACTGATTGAACGCATAATCAAACATCAATTTTATATTTCTTCGTTGGCACACCCTTGGGTCATCTATTGCCAAGTGAACAAATATGTTATGTCCATCATAGTCTGAAAACAGTAAACAACCTAATATTTCGTCTGTTTCAGTTTCTACAAATAAAATAAACCTATCCGTTTCTTCTGCTTCACGCAGAATATGCGCTCTAGGCGCAATATAATCGTATGCACGCTCCCGTATTTCTGCGTCAACGCGCACTTCGATCATTATGCTGCGCCGTAATTAGTTTTCCGTCTACGTCTTCCACCTTGAGAAGCACCACCAAGAACAGTTTTAGCAACGTTTGCTTCTTCTTCAACGCCTGCTGCTCCTGTCATCATAGTGCTGCCACCATATCCTGCGCCTAATGTTGCGCCTTTATCTGCTAGTGCTGCTGCTTTAGCAGTTTGTGCTTCTGCTGCTTTTGCTTCTGCTTTAGCCGCTGCAGGTGCAGGTGCTTGCGCTACTACTGGTGCAGGTGCAGGTTTCTTTGGTGCTAGACCTACGGCTTTTGCAATAGTTCTTACTACTCCGCCCATAGTTTTTCCTTTCCTAAGTTATGCAAACACATTAAAACTACTGTCCGAATATATTTGCGTTGGTTCATAATTTTTAACCCTAGCCTTTCTGACTGACATAATTGCGTATCTTGCTGCAGATATGACATCATCATGCTTAAATACGATTTTACCGTCTTTTCGATGGTACATTCGTAATTCTTCTAGTAACTTACTTTGGTTATTAAATATTTTCAATCTATTAGTCATAAACCGCGTATACATTTCTTGAATCCCCGCTTCAACAGAAATTCCTCCTGAACCTTCTTTTTGACCTGCTGATGGCGGGTTTGTAAAGTGTTCACGCGTCATGTTTACGCCTTCATTACGATATTGCTCTGTCAAACTTTTACCAGAACCTTTGTCTGCCTGTCTTCCGTCCATCGGCCATATTACAGGTATCCAGTTGCCACGCGATTTAATAGCACTAGCGTGCATTGGCACGGCTTCCTGTGACATTGCATAGGTATCGTAGATGTAAATTACATCTGAATCTCTATCCCATGCTGCCCATGCAGCAGCAGTCGGGTGATCCCATCCAAAATCAAGACCACAAATTCTAGGCCAAAACTCTGGTATCTCAATTGGGTCACAAATCATATCGGCTTCAGGTAATGGAAATACCAAGCCTGAACCTAATTGCGGAATACCTTGTTCACGCATTTTACGTTCATGTGGGGGTAGCGCAGCTAATATTTGTTGACGCACCTCGGCAGTCATGTGTGGTGCATCATCCCACCCTGCCTGTATGAGAGCCTGCCCATCCCTTAGATCATTGACAAACTGCGCTACAGTTTCAGTCATACCGCTTTCTGGAGTAAATGTCATGTAGACAATTCCGCCTTTATCAGCAGTACGCGTCAATGATTGAGTATATATTGATGATGGTGGTTCTTCGTCTAGCCAAATAACGTCTAGCGATTCACCCATCCATTTTTCTTTGCCCATTTCGTAGGCTTTGAATGCTAATCGTGACCATCCGCCTGTTACATGTTTAATGACAAGGCTGTTCATGGCATTTGGTACACCTGCTTTTCGTACCGTTTCACCGATTAACCTTAGTGGAATAGACCCAGTACCTTTAGCCGTAGGGTCATCAGGTTGCCCTACCAGTTCTTTTTGGCATATATCACGGGTAGTTTCGTTAGATGCGCCACCCGCCCATGCCCGTATAGGGCGCGTAAATTTTTTGCCTTCCCACCAGTCTGGATATAACCCAGTAAGATGGTAAGCCATTTCCATAGCACCAGAAAACGATTTACCGATACGGTTACCCGCCATAAGTAGTCTTTGTTGCGCTATGGTATTGTGGAATTTTTTTTGATAGTCATAGGGTTCGTAATGCGCCATCCGATTAGTCGCTTTACGGTGTTCTAATTCTTTGGCGATTTCTAACGCCCTTGCTAATGCTTCATTGCTCATAACTTAGCAAGATCATCACTATGTACCATTATCCAAAACCCTTTCCGATTTTTTTCGCATAATGCAATTACTGGGGTCTTTTCTTCAGCATCCGCTAATTTCTTAGTTTCATCCCATAATGACACCACAGAATGCTTGGCACGCAGTTTACATTCAATAAACAGGTCATCGTGTATGACATCAGCCCTAGTAATCTTGCCGTTGCCGCCCGACAAAGCAGTACGCTCACCACCAAAGTAAGCAGCCACCTGTCGTTCACGCTGTTTCCATGCTTTATCACCCATAAATAACACTATACCCGAAAATTAACCTAGCACAACCCCAATGTCCTATGCGTTAACTTACGTTAATATCTAAAAATGCCCTCCGCTGTACGGATGAATCCATTGTATATAGCAGGGCGAGGCACTTTGGGGGGTGGGGGGTCGATTTGGCGGGCGCGTCTGTGAGATTCGATGCCTGTCTGTGTGCGTATATAGGATGCAGACACATTTAGCCCGTGACCTTTTAACAAGACCGCAGGGATGAGGGCTGCTTTGCTCAGGATGCGCGTGTGTGTGTGCAATGAACCATTCTTCTGGGGTGGATTGGCAAGGCTGCCTGATGTGTCTTCCCCTATATGTGTGTAATAGAGGGAAGCAGAAGAAGGATGGTTTAGTGTTCTGTTTCTTTGACTAGACCGCCGCCGAGTGATTGCAGCAGGTGGTTCAGTTCTGTCTGTAGTTCTTCGTCTGTACGTTGCTTGGTTACGTCTTCTACCTTGTGGACTGTCTGGTAGCCTGTACGATCTAGGATGCTATTGATTGCCCCTAACTTGACCGCAGGCGATACCTTGTCATCACTGATGAGGCTTTGGAGTTTCTCAACCGCCATAGGTACAGCACCGCCCAACGCCTGTCGTGTTGCGTCATCTATCTGGGTGGCTAGTTTCTTCTTGAGTTCGTAAGCCTGTTGTTCGGCAGTTGCAGCAGAGTACCCCGCACTGATGGCGGACTGTGTTGCGTTACCCGTCTGACTAAAGTAGTGGACGAATAACTTTTGCTTATCTGTCAACGTTTTATCGCTCATATCAACATTATAACCTAAAGTAGTGGCATATCAATATATAAGTGAAAATAAATTCTTGCGTACACTCTGGAATGTGTTATATAATTAACCTACGTTAAACAACAATGAGGTAAACAACATGGACAACGAAACCATAAAGCAAGCGGTTCAGATGCGTAAGGCGCACTTGAATCTTATCAAATGGGCTTTGAACGAAGGCTGCAGCATCAACGTGTATTGCGAGGGTGATGCACTGGTTGAGGGTTCTACAAAGTACACCGAAATCAAAGATCACACCGAATCAGTGGACATTGCTGAATTAGTGTTCTTCAAGGATGGTGTGCGTAAGGGTTGGGCATTGATCGTCTTTGGCAATGAGGATGATGAATTGGTGTCTGATTACACCGCTAACGATTGGATGGAATCTTGGTGGGAGCAGTTCAACGCAATGTGGGAGGCAACACAATGAAAACGTTTCTAAGAGTATTTGGCGGCCTTGCGGTCGCCATTGGTCTATTGTCAATCATGGGCAGTGCAAATGATTGCGATGGCAAGTGCATGGAGTATGCGAACGACATACCAACCATGCTGATGGTCATAGGTTATGGCCTTGTCGCTATGCTAGGCGGAGCAGCGTGCTTATATGCCGCTGAACGTTTCTAATGCGTATCGACATTGAGAACATCAACACATTTCAAGGTTGCATCCCTAGCGGGTGCGATCTTGTTGTGTATGAGAAGGGAACAGACCCGCAGGATGGGTTTGTATTGTATGGGTTTGATGAGGTTGGCGAGTTGGAAGACATCTTTGACATCAAAAAACCTAAATATTGCTTTTTATCAACAACAACAGAGGAAGGAAAACAATGAGCAAAACAAAAAACGCAAACTGGGATTACATCGAAGGTCTTGACACTTCATCGTATGACATGCAATCGGCACAGGCTGAAACGCAGTTCATGGTGAGTAAAACGGCTGAAGATGTTGCAACGTTTACAAAGCAGGAAATTGAGTGGTTCGCTGAAGCACTGGTGACCTACAACAAGGACAAGGCGGCAGATATTGCCACAATGCTGCATTTTGAAATGCAGGACAGGGAATACCGTCAC